TAAAACCTTTACGGACTTTTCGCAGAGCTTTACAATTCCTGCCAGTGACCATAACAACCGAATCCTACAGCATTTTTATCAGTCAGATGTTAACGCTTTATTTGATTATAACCTTAGATTAGATTCCTTTATTGAGATTGACTTGACTTTCTTTAGGAGGGGTAAGTTGCAAGTAGAAAAGTCGAACCTAAAAAACGGAAGACCTGAAAGCTATACGGTAACATTCTACGGAGATGGCAGAACGCTCAAAGATTACTTTGGAGAGGATTTACTGTCGGATTTGGACTATACTGACTATAATCACGTTTATTCGGGTACAGAGGTTAAAAATAGACTCACGGATGGAACTAACCAATATGATGTAAAGTATCCGCTAATTAGCTCTAAACGCATTTGGCATTATCAATCAAACTACGTAAACGCTACGACTCCTAACTGGCTTGATATAACTTCTATATCCCAAAACGATATACACGCAAGTAGCGGAGCAATCCATTTTAATGAGCTTTTTCCTGCCGTCAGAGTAAGTACAATCTTTGACTTAATTCAAGCTAAATACGGAGTAACATTTAACGGCACTTTCTTGCAAGATGATAGATTTACTAAGCTATTTTTATATTACAAAAACAAAACTGAATTTGACATTATAGGCAAGCAACATTTAGTTGACATTCAATCAGTTTCTGCTCCAACTGGACTCTACGACCTTTCTCCATACATAGACACTACTGCTGACACAATTACATTCACAGAGTTAAACGGAGTGCTGACACATCAACTTGAGATTGAGATTATTTCTTTGTCAACTGCTGCCACTATTTATGCTGATGTATTCCAAAACGGAAACTTACTTAACTCAGTTCAGATTAGTGCAACTGGTACTTATACTTTGGATGTAGTCAATCAGACATCAGGTTTGAATGCAGTTTATCAAGTTTATCTAAGACCTGCCGCAGCAGTTAACGTAACTCACTCTCTTAAATACTCAGTTCTTTATTTGAATGCTTCGTCTTTGGTTACGGAAACACAATCAACAACGGATGCTGCAACCAATATGGTTCTCACTCAAAGTTTGGAGTATAACGCACCTCAAATGAAGATTGCAGATTTCTTTGCAGGAATCCTCAAGGTGTTTAATATGGTTTGTGTAGGTTCAGGAGAGAACACGTATGACATTGCACCTCTTGACGATTGGTACGGTCAAGGAGCAATTGTAGACATTACCGAAGACACGGACATTGCTTCTATTGATGTTGCTCGTATGCCACTTTACAAAAAGATAACTTTTAAGTATCAAGATTCAGACTGCTTCCTTAACAAGCAGTTTACTCAAGTCTACTCACGAGGTTACGGAGATATGACATATCAGTACCCTTACGATGGTGGAGAGTTTACAGTTGACTTACCTTTCGAAAACATTTTACAACAGAAATTTACAGCAACTAATTTACAAGTAGGATATGCTTTAAACAATGAGTTTGCACCATACACACCGAAACCTATATTGCTTTATCAATATGACAATTTAGACTGTGATTTTAAATATAGTGCGGGTTCAACTGTTACAATTACTAACTACACACCTTTTGGTCAAGACTTACGCTACAACAACACGGATTTAACAAGCAACTTTTCTCCTGAAACATCAACGCTATTAAATTACCCTATCCAACAAACACTATTTGCTCAGTATTACTTCTCATACTTGTACAATCTTTACAACCTAAAGCAAAGGCTCATCAACGTCAAGACAATTCTACCAGTAGGAGTTCTGACAAACCTAAAGCTAAACGATAGGTTAATCATCAGAGACAAGCGGTATATCATAAACGATATGAACACGAACCTAACAACAGGAGAAGTTCAGTTCTCGCTTTACTTGGATTTCAGACCAATTATTAACAAAGTACCGTATATAAATATTCCTGCGGGTGGTGGCTCAGCAGTTACTGCAATCAACATTCCAAACGGAGGTATTACTGCTTTGCTTACTCCTTCTGCTGCTGACATAACATTAAGTCAAACAACTTTAACGTCAAGTCAAAACGTAACTATAACTACAGGACCTTTAACAAGCGGTAACGTGTACTCAATAGGTGTAAGGTTTGATTACGCTAACGGAACGCAAACTAATGATAACATTTTTATAGTAATAGAATGATACAACAAATAATTGCAATGCTCCAACTTGATAGCCACTACGGCATCAGCGAAGAGATAGACATTGCCAAAGGGAAATACAAGCTGCACACGTCTATGAAGAAGGCAATCAAACAAGGTAAAAGAGAACTTATAAATAAACGAAATGGCAGAGGTTAAAACTATAAAGATAAACGTAGATACTAAACAGGCGGTTAACGCAATGGATAACCTTGCAGAAGCCAATCACGATGTATCAGCAAGTTTTGCAGACGTATATGGAGAAATACAACCGCTTACTGCTCGTATGGGCGAAGCTGAGGATCGCTTGTATGAATTAGCTGCTGCTGGTAAAAGCACTACAAAGGAATATCAAGACCTCTTAAAGACCGTTGGTAATTATCGCAAGGTTCAAATCCAAACGGACTTGGCGGTTGATGCTGCTGCTACTAATATGGGTCAAAAACTTGGCGGTGCGTTAGGTGGAGTTACGGCAGGGTTTAGTTTAGCGCAAGGTGCGATGGGTGCTTTTGGTGTAGAATCAGAAGCAGTCGAAAAGGCTTTGTTGCAAGTTCAATCTGCAATGGCTATTCAGCAAGGTGTACAAGGAATAAAAGAATCATTACCGTTTCTTAATGACTTAAAAAATACTGCAGTTGCTGCTTTTAAAGGTATGACTGTTGCGTCAAGAGCATTTATGACGGCAGGAATCGGTATCCTTATTGTTGGTATTGGTTTACTTATTGAAAACTTTGACAAAATAGCCAACGTATTTACAGGAGAAATAGAACGCAATGCACGTTACACCAAAGCCTTAAACCAAAGTGCTAAAGCTATTAAAGACAATGCTAAAGAATTAGACAAGAGAGCTGAAGACTTACAAAGGAATCAAGACTTTGAGTATGCAATGGCAGAGGCACAAGGTGCTACTACTGCAGAGCTTCGCAAAATGAAAGTGGCACAAGCTGAAGAGCGTATTGAATTAGAGAAAGATTCCGTAGCACGAGCAGAAAACATCTACTGGTTAGCAAAGCAAAGGTATCAGAAACTTGTCAACTTAGAAGCCGACGAAGAGTTAATTAAAAAAGCTAAAGAAAACGCAGTCCAAGCTCGTGAGACATTAGTCAAAGAAAAGGAAGATTTAAATCAAGCACGTCAAGACAGAAAAGACATTATCAATCAAAACAAAGTTGACGAGACTAAAGATAGACAAGATAGAATACAAGCTGGAAAAGATGCAGCAAAGGAAGAACTTGCAACTATTAAAGACAATCAAAAGTCTGCAACGGAGCTATTAAAAGAAGAATCACAACGCCAAATTGATGCTGTTGAGGCTAAGTATGCCGAGCAGATTAAACTCGCTAAAAAGTACGGAAAAGACATCAAGGCTTTAGAGGAGGCTCGTGATAAAGAACTCAAAGATATAACCGATAAGCAAGTTGATTTAAGTCGTGGCGGAAACGAACAAGTCAAAATAGCAACCATAAGTTCTATTAAAACTACTAAAGAATTTCAAGAGCAACAAAAGGTAGGTTTAGTAGGTGTACAAGAAGTTCGTGAGCGTATTTTTCAAAGAGAAAAAGCAATTGACGAGGCAAAAAAGAAAGCACAAGAAGATGCACTAAACGCTACGGCTAACACTCTTGGTCAGATTGCAGATTTATTTGGTAGACAAACGGCAGCAGGAAAAGCAGCAGCAATTGCAGAGGCTACTATTCAAACTTTTGTATCAGCACAAAAGGCTTACACGTCTACAATAGGTATTCCAGTAGTCGGCCCTGTATTAGCTCCTATAAACGCAGGTTTGGCTATTGCAGCAGGTATAAAAAACATCAAAGCAATTACTGCTGTACAAACTCCTGATGGTGGAGGCGGAGGCGGAGGCGGAGGCGGAGGCGGAGGTAACTTATCGAATAGTTTTTCAGGTTCAGCAGCACAAGCACCATCGTTTAACGTAGTAGGCAACTCAGGTATCAATCAGTTAGCGCAACTTCAACAACAACCAATGCAGGCTTATGTGGTAAGTGGTTCAGTAACTACTGCTCAGAGTTTAGATAGAAACCGAATTGAAAACGCAACATTGTAGCATTAAAAAGTTAAATAGATATGACCGTTATTGAATTAATCATTGACCCTAAAGACGAGCAGAGCGGAATTGATGCCGTAAGCGTCGTAGAATCTCCTGCGATTGAGGAGAACTTTGTAGCCTTATCAAAACACGAAGTAGAACTTAAAGAAGTAGACAAAGAGAAGCGTATATTAATGGGCGCAGCTCTGATCCCTAATAAAAAAATCTATCGTGTAAACGCAAAGAAAGAGGAGTATTACATATACTTTTCTGAGGAAACGGTACGTCAAGCTATGGAGTTATTCTTCAAAAACGGAAACCAAAGCAACGCAACTTACGAACACAAGGATGCAGTCAAAGGAATGACCGTTGTAGAATCTTGGTTGATCGAGGATAGCGAAAAAGACAAAAGCACTTTGTACGGATTCAACTTACCGAAAGGAACGTGGATGATTTCAATGAAAGTTGATAACGATGATGTATGGCAAGACGTAAAAGCTGGCAAGGTTAAAGGCTTCTCAATTGAGGGATACTTTGCTGATAAATTAGAAATGTCATTAGAGCAACAAAAGAAAAATGAAATTATTAAACAACTTAAAAATTTACTTAATGAGCAAATTTAAAACACCAAGCAAAGCAAGTCCAAGAGCTGGTAGCAAAAGAGGCTGCCTATGTGAAGACGAAACATACTCAACTAAGTGTTGTGATGGCAGTTTACAAGCGCAAGGCATTGGTAAAACTGCTGAAGTTAACGAGCCTGCTCCTACTCAAACTGAGGTTAACGGAGTGAGAACTATCATACGTCAAAACGGATAAAATACAACAAGCGTAAAATCTAAAAGTTATACATATATGAACACTACAAAATCAGTTTACAATAAGTTGTTTAAAGAGGAAACTCAATTAGCTTCTCATCAGGTTGAATTAGCAAGCGCAACGGATTTGCCTAAACTATATGGCAACGCAGTATCTATGAATAAAGATATTTACGGAGATACATTTCGTAGAGTTGATGCGTTAAAAGCAATTCTCAAAAAGAAAGAAGATGATGCAGTTAAAATGATTGCAGATGTTGACGGAGCGATGATTGATTTTGCTAAAAAAGCAAAAGAATTAGGCATTGACCCAAAAACTGCTCCACTTTATAGCGATGCCAAAAAAGAATTAGACGATTTGTATAAAGGAGTAAAACTTGTACAAACATTCCTTGACGGTTTAAATAAATAAAAACAAATGAACGAAAAATCAATCTTAAACAAAGTCCGCACACTTTTAGGTTTAGAAGTGAAGTTGGAAACTATGCGTCTTTCTGATGGCGTATCTATGCTCGAAGCAGAAGTATTTGAAGCAGGTCAGCCAGTATTTATCCTAACGGAAGACGAACAAAGAATCCCTGTTCCAGTAGGCGAGTATGAGTTAGAGGATATGCGTATCCTTGTAGTAATCGAAGAAGGTGTAATTGCCGAAGTTCGTGAAGCTGCTGAAGTAGAAGAAGAAGTAGTTGAAGAGACTCCTGCCGTAGAGGAAGAAGTTGAAGCTACTACCGAAACTGCTACACCTAAAAAAACTATTGAGTCTATTATTAAAGAATCTTTCTTTAGCGAAATCGAATTACTTAAAAAAGAGAACGAAGAATTAAAAGCAAAACTTTCAGCACAAACTCCTGAGGTTGCAGAAGAAGTTGCACCTGTAGAATTGAGCGAAGAGCCTAAGCCTATTTCTTTCAATCCTGAAAACTCACAAGCTACCGATGTATTTAAGTTTGCTGCTAAAAGAAACGTAACAACTATGGACACGGTATTATCAAGAATTTCTAACATTAAATAATTAAATAAAATGCCTACAACAACTTCAATCACTACTACTTACGCTGGCGAGTTCGCAGGTAAGTACATTGCAGCAGCTTTATTGTCTGCTCCAACCCTTGACAAAGGCGGTATTACTATTATGCCTAACGTCAAATTTAAGCAGGTAATTAAGCGTGTCGCTACGGATGGTATCATCAAGAACGCAACGTGTGATTTTGATCCTACGTCTACTATCACTTTGACTGAGCGTATCCTTCAACCTGAGTATTTCCAAGTTAACTTACAATTGTGCAAGTCTGACTTCCGTTCAGATTGGGATGCCATTCAAATGGGTTACTCTGCATTTGACGTTCTTCCTAAATCTTTTGCTGATTTCTTAATTGCACACGCTGCTGAGAAAGTTGCTGCTGGTATGGAAACTTCAATTTGGCAAGGTGTTAACGCAACTGCTGGAGAGTTCGCAGGTATTATGACTCAGTTAACTACTGACGCATCTTTGCCATCTGCACAAGAAATTGCTGCCGTAGGTGGTGGTGTTAATGCAGGTAACGTAATTGCAGAACTTGGTAAAATCGTTGATGCTTGTCCTGCTGCTCTTTACGGTAAAGAAGATTTAACTATCTATGTATCTAACAACATCTATCGTGCTTATGTACGTGCATTAGGTGGCTTTGCTGCTGCAGGTGTAGGCGCAAATGGTTACGACAACAAAGGTACAAACCAAGTATTGAATGACTTGTATTTTGATGGTGTTCGTATCTTCTTGGCTAACGGTCTTGCTTCTAACACGGCATTGCTTGCTCAAAAATCTAACTTGTACTTTGCTACTGGTCTTTTGAACGATATGAACGAAGTTAAAGTTTTGGATATGGGCGACCTTGACGGTTCACAAAACGTACGTGTAATTATGCGTTTCACTGCAGATGCTAAATACGGTTTTGCTTCTGACGTTGTTACTTACGGAATCACAAACTCTGCTAACTAATCATTAGCTTAATTTAAAATAATCGGGGAGGGGTATACGCTCCTCCCTTTTTTATAACATTTA